TCAAACTCCTGTGCCTTTAACCTCCCAGTTGAGGTAAAGACTAAAGAACAATTGAAATCTCTTTTGACTGCAATCGTTGAAATGCAGGGGCAAAGAGTTGCTTTTATGCGTTTTGCTGAAGAAATGAATGGCGGATATGCAGACCCTAATCTTTCTCAAGAGATTGACCGCCTTCTAAAATTAGTGGGCAACATCAACGAGATGGACCAGAATAAAGAGTTCATTCAGATTACTGCTAGCCGTCAATCTTCAGGTGGAGTTCTATCTGCTATCTTTGGAGACAGAGCCCAAGCCCTTAAAGAACTTCCAGAAGCACTTAGAGAAGATACTGTTACAAGGATTATTTCTGAATCCATAGAAGAGTAAGTTATCTGATAACAGTAAGTGGAGAGTAGTGGAGCAAGGTGGAGGCTAGTTTAGCCCCACACGATTTAGTTCCTAGTCTTCGAAGTTAACAAGTGCATGGTAGGTTCTCCTCCGTCACAATAGGTCTCCCTGTTGAGGGGTATATTCAATTACATAGAAATGGTGGTCGTTAAATGGGGTTGTTCTCTTTTGAACTAGCAAACGAATTCGTAGAGTCTTACAAGGACAAGACACCACCTTTTGGCTATAGAGACGCTGCTGGTAATTCCGTTGGGGAGATTACCTTTTTGCGTACCTATTCACGCCTGAAGGCAGATGGTACTAAAGAGACTTGGGTAGATGTATGCCAGAGAGTTATCAACGGCATGTACTCCCTACAGAAAGACCACGCTAAAAGCCAGCGCCTACCTTGGTCAGACGCAAAGGCAGCGGCCTCGGCTAAAGAAGCATTTGACCGCCTCTTTCAGTTGAAGTGGACTCCACCAGGACGAGGACTATGGGTAATGGGAACTCCCCTAGTTAATGAGCAACGCAACTCTGCCGCTTTGCAGAACTGTGCATTTGTCTCTACAAACTCTATGACCAAGACAGACCCAGCCAAACCATTCGCCTTCCTTATGGAAGCATCTATGCTCGGCGTCGGAGTTGGATTCGACGACAAAGGAGCAGATAAGGACTTCAACATCTATGAACCACAACAAGGTGAAACCTATGTCATACCAGACACCAGAGAAGGATGGGTCGAATCAGTTTCGCTCCTCATCAATTCCTACCTCAAACCAGATACGAAGACTCCAGTATTTGATTACAAAGAAATCCGTCCAGCAGGTACGCCAATTAAAATCTTTGGTGGAACCGCAGCAGGACACGAACCACTCTTAAGACTCCATAACCACATCAACAAAATGTTCACTGGTCGTGCTGGTCAGAAACTGACAAAGACTGACCTTGCTGACATTGGAAATATGATTGGTGTCTGCGTTGTATCAGGCAACGTTCGTCGTTCTGCTGAACTTCTCATTGGTCAAATTGACGATGAGAACTTCCTTAACCTTAAGAACGCAGAGGTATACCCAGAGCGTAACTCTTACGACCCTGCTAATCCTGGCTGGGCTTGGATGTCTAACAACTCTGTAGAGGCTAAAGTCGGTTCAGACTTCTCTAAGATTATTGACGGCATTGTTCGCAATGGTGAGCCAGGCGTTGTGTGGATGGATGTATCCCGTAAGTACGGAAGACTTATTGACCCACCTAACAACAAGGACTGGCGTATTGCTGGCTACAACCCTTGTGCGGAACAGTCACTAGAATCTTTTGAATGTTGTACCTTGGTTGAGACTTACCTTAATCGTCACGACTCACTTGAAGACTTTAAGCGCACACTTAAGTTCGCTTATCTATACGCAAAGACTGTAACTCTTCTACCTACACACTGGGAAGAGACAAACGCAATTATGCAACGCAATCGCCGTATTGGAACTTCAATCTCTGGTATTGCAAACTTTGCGGATAACAATGGTTGGACAACACTTCGTGATTGGCTCAATCAAGGTTACGAAGTCATTAAGAAGTACGACGAGTCTTACTCTGAGTGGCTTGGCATTCGTCAATCAATCAAGATGACAACAGTTAAGCCATCAGGAACTGTATCTATCCTTGCTGGTGAGTCTCCAGGGGTTCACTGGGCATCAGGCGGTAAGTTCTTTAACAGAGCAATCCGCTTTGCTAATACTGACCCTATGCTTCCATTGTTCAAGATGGCTAACTACAGAGTTGAACCTGCCTCTGAATCTCCTGACACTACTTCAGTTGTGTTCTTCCCAATTGAAACTAATGCTAAACGAGCAGAAAAAGAAGTTTCAGTTCACGAGAAGGTTTCTTTAGCGGTAGTGGTACAGCGTTACTGGTCAGATAACTCTGTATCAGTCACAGTTACCTTTGACCCAGAGAAAGAAGCCGAAGCAATCCCATCTATCTTGCACATGCACGATGGTCAGTTAAAGACTATTAGTTTCTTGCCTATGGGTAACGCTGTCTATCCACAGATGCCTTACACACAGATAACTAAAGACGAATACGAGGACGCAACTATGAAGTTGTTCCCTATTGACTTCAGCGGTGTTTATGCGGGTATGGCTTCAGATGCAATCGGTGAGGCTTACTGCACTACAGATGCTTGCGAAGTAAAGTTGATTAAAGACAATCAATAGTTACAAAAGAAAGAAGCCCCTTACCTTTTGGTAGGGGGCTTTCTTCTTTAATAGTTATTTCTTTTTATTAGGTTTGTTCTGGTTGTTGTTTTCAGCAGAACGAGCACGCTTCTTTGCTAGTTGTGCGGCTTTGTTAGCAGAACTTCTATCTGCTCTTGCCTTTGCTTCTCCTTCAATCTTCTTTTGGCGCATTGTCACAATTGAAATAGGTTCGTGATGAACTGTACCTTCCATAACAACACCTTTGCGATTATAACGAACTCTAATCACATGGTCTGCTGAATTAGGATGACGTGCTGTTGAAACAACATCTCCGTTAGGAAGTATTTGTCTTGTTCCCACGGTTGAAGCGTGGGCTATTTCGCTTGAAGTTGCTTTAGCCATGTTCTAAGGATACAAAAAATCCCCCTACATCTGGCGCTATAGGGGGATTTATTCTTGTAGTTACTTATTGATAGCGGCTATCTTTACGTAACCAGTCTTCTTTCGGTTACGAGAGCCAGGTAACTTACCCCCTGGGCCCTTATGTGCTGCTTGTCGTGCCGCTAATGCGGCATCAATTTTCATTTGGTTCTTCTTTGCTCCCATTTGCTTTCCCTTCTGCTAAGGCTTTTACTTTACCATAAATGAGAAAGCCCCACCATTTCTGATGGGGCTTCTCGTGTCGCTTCTGCTATTGCTTTACAGGGAACTTACTCATCCATTGCTTTACTTTGGGTGTGCTAGTTCCTTTCCATGCTGTCCAGTTCTCTCCGCCATTGCTCATGTGATAAGCAATTTGGGCATTGACAACAGGGTTCAGCAAGTCAGAGTTTGACTTTAAGCCAAATTGTTCTCTTCTATCAACTCCAAGTTCGCCAAGCATATTTACTTGAAATACGCCGTAGGAGTTATCACCTGTATTGGTGTTCCCGTTGTGGGCAAGGGGACGTCCGTTAGATTCTTTCTTAGCAATCGCCCACGCTTCCTTAAGGTCGTTACCTTCGAAACCGACTGCCGACAGCAGTTCGACCAACTGTTGGTCGGTCAAAGTATGAGCGTTCTCATACTTCTTTAGAACTGCTTCTTTTTTATTCACTTGTATTACTAAGGCTTCGGCTTTGGTTGGTGCTACAGCCTCGGTTGTGCCGATTGCTACAAGACCACCAGCCAGCATAATTGCTACGCCACCTAGTCCCAATGCTCTTAGCCTTACTTTTGCCTGTTCTTTCTGTATTGCTATTACTTTTGCAGAGGCTTTTGCTAAAGACTCTGCCTTTACTTTCGTTTGTTCTTTCATCTTTCACTCCAAATAGTCGCTGACAACCTCGGCTGCCTTTGACTGCTGGTGACGGATTCGGTGTAAATACCTTTCCGTCGTTGTGATTGACTGATGACCTAAACGCTCTTTGACCTCGTGAACATCTACTCCGCCCTTCAAGAGAAGGGTGGCGTTAGCGTGTCTAAGGTCGTGCGTTTTGGGATACCAGCCAATACCTGACTTGGTTATGGCTTCGTTCCAAGTGGTTCTCCACCTGTCACGAGGTAAATGTCTTTCGCTTTTGCTATTGCTTTGGCTTCTGCTATCGCTTCTGCTATTGCTTTCGCTTTTGCTAAGGCTTTTACCTTTGCCTTTCGCTTTGTCCTTTCTGTATTGACTGCGGTATTCCTTTACCGCTTGCTTGCATTGACTGCACCTACACCCACCGACATTGTATGAATACGCTGTGGCGTGCTGGAAGGTCTTGTTTCCTTCCTTGTAGGGCTTCCCTTCGCTTTTGCTAGGGCTTACTATCTTACCCTCATCTAAGACCAGGTGCTTCGAGAAGACCAGTTCTTCTTTTGATAAGGCTTTTGCTATGACAAACGCTTTAACTTCGGCTATTAGACTTGCGCTTAGTGTTACTGTGCGCTTATGCCCGTTTTTTGTGGCGGGAACTACTAAGAACCTTTCTCCATTGTTTAATTCTTTTCCTACATCACTTACGCTTCTGCGAACATAGACTTCTTTTGATTGAAAATTGAAGTCTTTTACTCGTAGTTCTGTTGCTTCTCCGAACCTGAGTCCTGAGCCTACGAGAAACCTAGCGAACAAGCGTGAGCCTTCTGTGGGTAAGTTCTTTAAGACCTTTGAGAAGTCTTTAGCCTCTAGCGTGTATGTCGGGTCTGGTCTGCTTGTGCTTCTTTATGCTGGCGACTTTTTCGCCGCCGATAACTGGTAAGGCATACTTCTTAAGAAGAATGAGATAGTGCCTTTTGGTTGCTAGTCGGACATCATTTCGTTTCATAAGTTGTTCAACATAGATTGCAACTGTGTCTTGGTATTCGGGCAGAACATCAAGAGAACCTTCTTCTGCCAATAGCCCTGCTTGCAAGGCTTTAGCCCTGCTTGGGAATGTGCCTACCGATTTGGCTTTGCCTGTGTCTGCGTGCCTGTAATAGCCTGTGAAACGGCTACCACGCTTGACTACATACGCCATTGTTCGCCCCCTTTGCGCTAGGAATAGAACAATACCTACTGGTGAGTAACTTAGCAAATTGGCAAATAAAAAAGGGGGCAGATAGCCGATTGGCTACCTACCCCCTTTTGGGTGCTAAAGAAGTTATGCAATCTTCTTTACACTTGCTGGTTGTGTATCTTCATACATTACATTCAACCAAGTGCCTTGTTCTTTATGAGTCTTGCGCCTATGGCAATTACTACAACGAACAACACACTTGCGAACTTCGTCTTTTACATCTGTGAGTGTTATGCCCTTCATTATGTGAGCCTTACCGAGATTGAACTTCTTATCTCGTAAGTGGTCAAACTCTAAAGTGCGTGGGTCTTTCTCTCCACAATCAACACAACCTTTGGTGCTTTTGAGTTGATAAAGAAAGTTGCGAACCTCTGTGTTGCGTTGCAAGTGCCAATCTTTCTTGGATTGCTTACGACAAGTTGTGCAGTAATTATCGTAAGCGTTGTAACTCTTGCCAGTTGGTCGCTTACTAAATTGCTGTAACTGTTTCACAACTTTGCAAACACTACATTCTTT